GCAGCAGCAGTACCACCTAGTCTACCAATGACACCAGGAGTAGCAATGGCAGAAAATTTAAAACGCTTGATCGAAAAGGCTAGACTGGCTGGCGCAACACCTAGCACAATAATTAATTTTGGCGGAACTGATTTATCTTTAGGTGAAGCAATTACCAAAGCCGGATTTCAAATTGAAAGTTTCTTTGATCAAGATGACCAACACAATAATGAGTCAGAGTTAATTGAATTTATTAAAAGTATGTTTGATGCAGAAACAGGTAAATTTCCTAAAGGTGAAACAGGTGTGTTAATAGCCTGTGAGAAAAAATTTGGTGAAGGTGCTGTTTCAAAAGCAAAGAATGTTGTTAACGAACTAGAGTCTAGAGCAGATCTTAGAAGAATTCGTGAATTATCCGGACTTTCAAATCAAGAAGAAGGATTCGGAGATGAACTAGCTTACAAAGCAGGCAACGTAGTTGGAAAAGTTCAAAAAGGAGTAAAAGACACAGTCGGTAATATTCGTCAAGGTGTATCAGATTTAGCCTCCAATTTTAAATCAGGGCAGCAGGCAGGACAAGGAGTAAGTGGTCAGTCTGGTCAACCAGATAACAGTAGGCTTGGACAGACTCCACCTGGTCAAGACAGTAGCAAAATGACGCAACCGCCAGGCCCTGGGGATATTACAGGCCCTAGGGATATGAAACCTAAAATGGGACAAGGCGGTCTCCCCCAACCTAAACCACAAAGTGGAAATTTTGCACAATCTGTTCAGCCTAAAATGGGACAAGGTGCTCAAACTCAAAAAGAAGACCTACTTGATAAACTTCGAAAAATGGCAGGAATAAATTAAAAACGGCGAAAAAAGTCTGTTATTTCTCTTGCAAGACTAAATAAAAACGCATACAATAACATGTATGCGTTTTTTGTTTGATAGGTGTCAAACAAACTAAAGGCAAATATAGGCTAACAATAGGAGATAACCATGGCAACTTTAGCTGAAATCAGAGCAAAATTAAAAGAACAAGAATCCCGCGGTAGCGGCGACAACAAAACCGGAGGCGATAATTCAATTTATCCATTCTGGAATCTCAAAGAAGGTCAAGAAGCAACAGTACGCTTTTTACCCGATGGCAACACAGATAACACATTCTTCTGGGTAGAACGTGCAATGATCAAACTTCCCTTTGCTGGAATCAAGGGAGATGCAGAAAGCAAAAATGTCATTGTACAAGTTCCATGCATGGAAATGTACGGACCAGGAAATGTATGTCCTATTCTTTCAGAAGTGCGTCCTTGGTTTAAGGATCCTAATCTTGAGGATATGGGGCGTAAGTATTGGAAGAAAAAATCTTATATTTTCCAGGGCTTTGTAGTTGACGATCCAATGAAAGAAGAAAAGCCAGAAAATCCAATTCGTAGATTTATCATTGGTCCACAGATCTTCCAACTTATTCGTGCGGCATTGATGGATCCAGACATGGACGACTTGCCAACTGACTACGTAAACGGAGTAGACTTCCGTATTGCTAAAACCAGTAAAGGTGGCTATGCTGACTACTCAACTAGTAAGTGGGCTCGTCGTGAACGACCACTAGAAGAAGCAGAATCAGCTGCTGTTCAAGCACACGGGCTATTTAATCTTAATGATTACTTGCCTAAGAAGCCAACCGATGTTGAGCTAAAAGTAATCAAAGAAATGTTTGAAGCAAGTGTTGATGGCGAAGCATTTGACATGGAACGTTGGGGACAATATTACCGTCCAGCGGGTGTGAGCTCTAATACCGGCGATCCTAACACAGCTAAATCAGCAGCACCTAGTACTCCTCAAACTAGTCCGGACTTAGAAGATGATTTTGAAGCACCAGCAGCAAAATCTCCTAAGAAAGAAGAATCTACAACTACTTCTAGTACTAAAGCAGAAGACATTCTTGCAATGATTCGCAGCCGTCAAAAGTAATACGCATAAATAGGATACGGATTTATTCGTATCCTATTTTTTATTATGACTATGGACTGGAAACTAATTGAAAAAGCGCAATGGAAATTGCGACAACACCCTTTAACAGCAAGACAAAGTATAGGTTGTCTAGACGATCTAAAAGTCTTTATGGAAAATCATGTCTACGCTGTTTGGGATTTTATGTGTCTTACTAAACAACTACAGCATCATCTTGCGCCTAGCGGTAGCCCGTGGGTTCCAAAATACTCTGCAGAATCTCGTCGATGGGTAAATGAAATTATCCTTGGAGAAGAAAGCGATATAACAGTTGACGGTGTAAAACACCTAAGCCATTTTGAAAGCTATATTGTAGCCATGGAAGAAATTGGCATGGACACTACTTGGATTAAACAATGGCCGAATCTGGTTGCCGAAGTTGGTTGGGAGGAAGCACTTAATCATCCAAGCGTACCTGAGCCTGCAAAATTCTTTATGTCAGAGACTAAAAGTTTTGTAGACAGTGATAAACCTTGGATTATTTGCTCTGCATTAGCATTAGGTAGAGAAGATCTTTTACCTGAACAATTCCAATCTGTGTTAAATCAATTAGAAGTTATGGAAATACCTAGTCCAACTTTCCGTTGGTATCTAGCAAGACATGTCGAAATTGATGGCAATGAGCACGGTCCAGCAGCTAGAAGATTACTAGTAGAACTTTGTGCCGGAGACCCTGAGCGCGAAGTTGAAGCAACAGAAGCAGCGTTACGGGCAATTAAAGCTCGAATGAAATATTGGGATATGATTATTCAACGAAATTATCTAACGTAATGGCAAATGTAATTTTTTATAGTCAACTTGGCTATCGTCCTTTTATTTGGCGACCAGTAGCTTGTTATATTCTTGCCAGATGGTTAGAAGAACATGGTTATACTTGTCAAGTAATTGAGTTCACTCACTTGTTCTCGCCTGACGAACTAATAGAACATACAAAAATGTTCATTGACAAAGATACAATGTTAATTGGCGTGAGTAGTACAATGTGGGCGACATGGAATGCCGATCTTGGACAACAAAGTCGAGTTGAAAGTATACCAGAAAATATCAAAATTGCAATTACAGAATTAAAAAAAGAATTTCCGAATATAAAAACACAGTTAGGTGGTCCTAGAGCTCATGATCATATTGTAGGCGTAGATTTATTTGACTTTGCTACTACTGATGCGTACGGCGAAGACGGTCTACTAAAGTTGATGGATGAACTTAGCAAACAAACTGGTATAACAAAAATTAATCGCAAAAAGTTTGATATCAGTAGTCACAGATTTGTTTATAAAGATCATGACTGTATTCTACCTGGGGAAACTTTGCCAATTGAGTGGGGAAGAGGTTGTATATTTCAATGTCCCTTTTGTCGCAGTCCTAATTTAGGTAAACGTCCCGGAGCAGACGAAAAAGATATTAGTCTTATGGTCGATGAATTCACAGAAATGTATGAACGATTCGGAACGACGAACTATTATTTTATTGATGAAACATTCAATGCAAATAATGATAGAATTGAACGATTAGGCGAAGTATATCAAAAGTTACCTTTTAAATTAGAATTTTTAGCATACAACAGAGCAGACTTACTAGATGCACACCCGTGGACGCAAGATGTTTTACACGAGTGTGGTCAACGAGGTGCATTATTTGGAATAGAAACTTTTCATCCGGACGGTGCAAAATTAGTTAAAAAGCCGTGGAGTTCTAAAAGAGGTAAAGACTTTCTGTTACACTTACAAGATAAATGGCCGAACACACACATAGACGTAAGCTTGATTGCCGGATTACCAAATGTTCCAAAAGAATATTTGTATGAAACTGCCGACTGGTTATTAACTACAAAGTTAGGATTCTTTTGGTTCATGACATTACAGATGGTAGAAAATGAAAAACAAGGAGTATGGGAATTAAGCGCAGAAAAACAAGGAATAACCTGGCCAAGCAAGAAATACCCACTGTATTGGGAATGGGGAGATATGAGTTTTATTAAAGCTTATAACTTAGCCAGCGAATTAAACCGTTATGTAAAAACACAATCACGATGGGCTATGTGGGGACTAGGTCCTTTAAAAACTATTGGCTTAGATTTAATGAATTGTGTAAACAAAAGCAGTGCTGAAATTTTTGCACAAACAGGCGATATGTACGATCATGAAGATAGACTTTTTGAGATGTACAAAGAAAAACTTAAAAAAATTGCAGGCAGATAATCAATTATTTTGACATTAGTTGATTATTAATATATTATTACTTTTAAATAGGGACAAACATTATGACAAAGGCATTCGATTTATCAAAATTTCGTAAAAGCATTACTAAATCTATTGACGGTATATCCGTTGGATTTCAAGATCCTACAGATTGGATCAGCACTAACAACTATGCACTCAACTATCTTATCAGCGGAGACTTTAGCAAAGGTATTCCGATGGGGAAAGTTACAGTGTTTGCTGGAGAATCAGGCGCAGGTAAAAGTTTTATCTGTTCAGGGAATCTCGTAAAAAATGCACAAGAACAAGGTATCTATGTCATTCTAATTGACACAGAAAATGCATTAGATGAAGCATGGCTACATGCACTAGGCGTTGATACTAGCGAAGACAAATTACTTAAATTAAACATGGCAATGATCGACGATGTTGCTAAGATGATTTCTGAATTTGTTAAAGAATACAAAAATTTACCAGAAGAAAACAGACCCAAAGTCCTATTTGTATTAGACAGCCTTGGTATGTTACTCACACCTACAGATGTTAATCAATTTGACGCTGGCGACCTTAAAGGTGATATGGGTCGTAAACCTAAAGCACTTACAGCACTGGTTCGTAATTGTGTAAACATGTTTGGAAGTTTAAACATTGGATTGGTTTGTACAAATCACACATATGCAAGTCAGGACATGTTTGATCCTGATGACAAGATCTCAGGCGGACAAGGATTCATTTATGCAAGTAGTATCGTAGTTGCCATGAAGAAATTAAAATTAAAAGAAGACGAAGATGGCAACAAGATTAGCGAAGTGAAAGGTATTCGTGCTGCATGTAAGATCATGAAGACACGCTACGCTAAACCTTTTGAAAGTGTACAAGTTAAAATTCCTTATGAAACTGGTATGAATCCTTATAGTGGATTAGTTGATTTGTTTGAAGGAAAATCATTGTTACTAAAAGACGGTAATCGACTAGCGTTTACTACAAATGACGGTGAAATTGTTAAATATTATCGCAAAGAATGGGAACGTAACGAAGACGGGTGTCTTGATACAGTTATGAAAGAATATAAAATTAACCCACATAGAATAAAAAATAGTGAGATCGTTGAGGAGACTTAATAAATGAATGAAAATCAATTAGCCGACATCTGGATGTTGTTTAAAGAACACATCGATAAAAAACAACAAGAATCAGTAGCAGAGCGTTATATTGATTTGTTAGCTGATTACGGAGTTAGCGACAAAACATTTGAAGCAGCTACGGGAGTCGATGACATTCTTGATCAGGCGATTGAATATTATCTTGATATTAAGGATGAAGATCAAGATGAGGACTGGGAAGACGAAGACAACTATTAATTATGACTTGGTACTCAAAAATATCTAAAGATATATCCTACATACCCGATGCTGTCGAGTATTATAACAACGAGCTTAACGATGCCAGGATAGAAGTAAAAATTTCTGGTAATATTGAAAGAGCTAGTGCAAACATGCCTGGAATTGTAGAACATAGATTTGGTCAGCTTCAAGAAATTGAAGCAATTCTTGAGTATTTAAATATCGAGTTGCGTAGATTAAGAAGTCAACATTTTCGAAAATATCTTGAAAACTATCAACGTGCTCTTACTAGCAGAGATGTTGAAAAATATGTAGAAGGTGAGGCAGATGTAGTTGATTTTGAAAAAATTATCAATGAGTTTGCCTTACTTCGAAATAAATGGCTAGCAATAACTAAAGCTCTTGATCAGAAACAATGGCAGCTTACTAACATAGTAAAACTAAGGGTTGCCGGCATGGAAGATGCTACCTTGTGAATTATTAAACAATTCATCATGCGGAACTTCGTATGGATGGCCCTGGTAAAACAGGGCTTTTTCTTGAGCACTACCGTCGTACCATTCATCTACATTATATTGACACCATGCAACATGTTCGTGCCATACATCTCTATTAACTGGTTCTAACGGATCTCTCCAATTGGCTAATGTACTTTCACATGCTATCCAAGTTGGACACGGGCCTAGACTAATAACTTTTTTACCGTACCAGAATGCTTCTGATGTGATGGCAGAACTATGACTAACAACTAAATCTGCCCATTCAAAATCGCCGTCAAACCCAAACACGCCTTTAAATCCAACACTAGGATTTCCGTAATGTTGTACTCCTTTTTTACCAACCTTGTATCTAATTTTTACATTTACACCCTGTGATTCAAAAAATATTTTTAATTTTTCAGACCATTCTGTGATATCAACTCCTGTAAAAATTCCTTGACTTTTTCTACTTGGAGCGATCAATACGTTTTTAATTTCTTTAACTTTCCAGGGCTGTTTTTCTAATCTAGTAGTATTCCATCGAGAATAGGGAATTGATTTTAATTTAGTTGGGGCAAAAGAATTTATACTCACCCTGACTGCTACTCTACGTTTTGAAACCCAAGATCCAAGATAGGGACGATTGACTGCAATAAATGGATACTTTGCTTTCATCCATTCTCCAATTGATCCTAACGGATTTGCAGGCACTATTAATGGTATACCCGGATCTGCTTTCAATACATCAAAGATATGAATTAGTCGTCCTGTAAAACGCTCCCAACCTTTGATAAAAGGTTCATCAAACTCGTTGACTAATATTTGATATTTTAGTGCCATTTTTCTCTCTTTAATATTTACCATTAAATAGTCTAATAAAATCTGAACGATTCTTTTCATATCAGCATTTATAGTTAACTGCGTAGATAAATATTACCGTATTTTATAATTTTAAACATATGAAAAGAATTACATTAGCTACAGGAGGGTTTGATCCTCTACATTCCGGCCACATAAAATATCTTGAAGCTGCCTGTGAGTTTGGCGACATGTTAGTAGTTGGCTTAAATTCTGATGCTTGGCTTACTAGAAAAAAAGGTACACCTTTTATGCCTTTTGAAGAAAGACAAGCAGTTGTATCAGGGCTTTTTGCCGTAGATTACACTATAGAGTTTGACGACACTGACGGTAGTGCAAAAGATGCCATCTTAAAACTTAGACAACAATTTCCAGAAGATAAAATTATTTTTGTCAATGGCGGAGATCGAACATTGTCTAATATTCCAGAAATGGATATTATTGACGATAATCTAGAATTTCAATTTGGTGTTGGCGGAGATAATAAAAAAAATTCAAGCAGTTGGATATTACAAGAGTGGAAGTCCCCAAAAACAAAACGTCCATGGGGGTACTATCGAGTTCTTCATGAAAGCGGCCAAGAAGTTAAGGTTAAAGAATTAACAGTTGAGCCTGGACAATCATTAAGTATGCAACGTCATGAAAATAGAGCAGAACATTGGTTTATTATAGAGGGCACTGCTGAAGTATACACTGTAAATAGAAGTTCAGATTATGAATTTTTAGGAGTGTATCATAAGCATCAAAGTTTGCACATAAACACATCTCAATGGCATCAATTATGTAATCCATCAAATGAGCCTTTGAAAATTGTTGAAATACAGTACGGTAGTATCTGTACTGAGGAAGATATAGAAAGAAAATGAGAGATATTATTCCAGTTTTCATAGGGTATGATCCTAGAGAGGCAATTGCATATCATACATGCGCTAATAGTATAATTAGAAATTCTTCTAGACCCGTAGCATTGATTCCAGTAGCTCTTAATATGTTTAAAGACTATACAGAAACGCATAACGACGGAAGTAATCATTTTATCTATACAAGATTTTTAGTTCCATATTTAATGCAATGGCAAGGCTGGGCAATATTCATAGATGGAGACATGATTGTTCGAGGCGACATTGCAGAACTATGGGATGCACAGTCTATAGGATGTGATGTAATGGTTGTAAAACACGATTATAAAACTAAAATGAAGGAAAAGTATCTTGGCTCTAAGAACGAAGATTATCCTAGAAAAAATTGGTCAAGTGTAATTTTGTGGAATTGCAATAGTTTTCCTAACAGAAAATTAACTCCTGAGTTTGTTATGCAAGCTACAGGTGCAGAACTCCATCGATTTACTTGGCTAGATGATTCAAGAATAGGAGAGTTGCCAAAAGAATGGAATTGGTTACCAGATGAATACGGTACAAATCCTGATGCAAAATTACTTCATTATACACTAGGTACTCCTTGTTTTCACGAATTTGCAGATACTCCAATGTCAGAAGAGTGGCATCGAGAAAGAATTTTTACAGAATACTGCCAACAAATTAATATCAAATGAATTTAGTTTTAGACCATTTTATAAAATCAACTAAAGGTTCTGTAACTAAAGACTTTGATAAAAAAGATATTCCTTTGGCGTTTAGGGGTATATTAAAGAAAAAATATATAGAAGAATGTTTTAACATCGGCAGACCTTTCTATTATATAGATACTGGTTATTTTGGAAATTATCCTAGTCCAGGAAATCCCCTAGGAATTAAAAAATGGCATAGGATAATTAAAAATAATCTTCAAAATTGTAATGTGTCGTTTTCCTATTCACGAGACAGACTTAATATCTTAGAAAAATCTGATCCCCAATTAATTTGGAAAGGATGGAAAACAACCGGTAAAAATATTTTATTAGTAGCGCCTTCTGAAAAACCTTGTAAATATTACGAAATTGATAAAACTCAATGGCTGAATGACACTATTAATGAAATTAAAAAATATACAGATAAGCAAATCATAATTAGAGAAAAATCTTCTCGATCAGAAAGAGTAAGAAAAAATACTATATACGATGCATTTAATCAAGATGTATTTGCAGTAGTAACATATAATAGTATAGCAGCAGTAGAAGCAGTAGCATACGGGATACCATCTTTTGTCTTGGCGCCAAGTGCAGCAGGTATTGTATCTCTATCAGACATTTCTAAAATAGAAACCCCATATTATCCAGATGATCATTTAGTTGAGCACTGGAAGCGAACATTGACGTACAATCAATTTACTGATAATGAAATAATTACTGGAAAAGCCTGGAGCATAATTAATGTCTAAAATAAAATTTACAGTGGCCCATCGCGTTGATAACAATAATGTAGGAGACATGGCAAGTAATCCTCTACAATATTTTTTAAAAGATGATGAATATAATGTAGTCGATGTAACAAAAATATCAGAGTCGTATATAGATCCTAATATTCCATTAATTGTTGGCGGCGGAGGTCTTCTTAATAACGAGTTCATAGGAAATATTTTTAAAGAAATATTATATCCTGCAGATAGATTAGAATTAGAAAGAATGTGGCTTGATTCGTGGAATTTAAAAAATTCTAATTATGCTCAAGACCATAGTGAATTTATGGAAAAATATAGAAATCTGTTACACGAATATCTTCAAAAAATTGAATATCCAGAGATGAGTAAATTTGTATGGGGTGCTGGATTCAATAGCCCAATTACAGAAGATTCTCAAAGCCCTGAATATCCAACTGGACTACTAAATTTTAAACTTGTCGGGCTTCGAGATGTATTTACAAATATGAAACACCAATGGGTGCCTTGTGCAAGTTGTATGCATCCAACTTTGAGAAAAAAACATACCATTAAAAATAAAGTTATTTGGTTCGAACATAAAAAACAATTAATAAAAGACTTCGGAGACGATTCTATACCTCGCTTTGTAAATAGTGGATCAAATATTGAACAGACAATTGAATTATTAGGTAGTGCCGAAACTATTCTTACAAACAGTTATCACGGTGCATACTGGGGAACATTATTAGGTAAAAAAGTAATTGTTATTGGACAATGGAGTAACAAATTTCTTTTAATGAAACATCCGCCTAGATTTTTAGGAAAAAAGGAAAATTGGAAGGATGTTGTGGAAAGTATAGAACCTAATGTTAATGCACTAAATGAATGTATTTCTGCAACTGAAAACTACTGGAAGCAAATTAATTTGTTATTATGAATGTAGCAATATATCATAGTTCTGTACCTAATTTAAAAAATCAAGAAAAAGTTGATTTGTTAAATTTTTACGGACAAGGAGTTAGAGCAGTAGGCGATACAGTTGTAGATGTAAGATCTCTTAACTGTGTTAATGCTGACGTGTCTGTAATTCAAGGCTGGGTTGATCAAAAACCTAATACTAATAATCATTTACTACTAAGATATAATGTTATTAATAATTCTCAGAGATTTGGAAAATATGTTGTAGCAGTAGACAGCAATTTGTTTTTATATGCAAATACTACCAATCCTTTGCATTATTTGAGATATAGCTTCAATGGTGTGTTTCCAAATACTGGAATTTACTGTGACAATGTTATTGATCCAACTCGCTGGAAAAAAATTAGTAAAAATTTAGATTTAAATCTTAAAGATTATAGATCTAATGGCGATCATATTCTATTGATGTTGCAAAGAAATGGCGGCTGGAGCATGGGAACCTATGATGTTCAAGAATGGGTTAACAGTGTTATCCATGATTTAAGAAAAGTCACAGACCGGCCAATCGTTGTTAGATCTCACCCAGGCGACAAGGCTGCAAAGCATTACCTAGATCCAAATAATCCACAGTGTAAGATCAAATGGTCAAAACGTGTTCGATTAAGCCACAATAAAAATTTAGTAGATGATTTAAAAAATTGTTGGGCAGCAGTTAATCATAATTCTAGCCCTTCGGTAGGAGCAGCTATAGAGGGTGTTCCTATTTTTATCACTGATATTGAAAAAAGCCAATGTAAAGAGATAGCTAATATAAAAATATCTAGTATTGAAAATCCAATCTTATACGATCGTCAATCTTGGGTTGAAAGATTATCTATGTTCCACTGGAATTTTGATGAATTAAAATCTGGTGAATGTTGGTCACATATGAAAAAATTTATTTCTTAAAAGATTGAATGTAACTAGTCAATGCTTCAATGTCAGAAGCACGGTGCCTAGAAGTTACTTCCCACATCCAGTCGTCGCGTTCCCTCATCCAAGAATTGTGATATGATTTAGAAACATTATCTTTAATTGCTTCTATTGGCATTTCAAAATCAAAAAGACAATGAAATCTACCTACAGCCTGTGCTAGTGCTCTAATCCAGGTATCTACATACCAATGATAAAAATGCGGAGGCAAATAATAACCCAATACACGAATCCAGTCTTTATGTAGACAAAAATGCGGGCATTTATTTTTTCCTAACGTAGGAACTTTAGGATAGATACATGCTATTTTGTCAGGATAAAGATTAAATGCATCAAGTATTTTTTTATCCCACGACAATGTTTCAAACTGGGCATCGTCACCTACTAAAAACAAAATATCATGTTTAGCTTGTTTTGCCATAAGATTCCAACTATAACAGGTGCTTTGATTTGGACCTATTAAATATTCGCCATCCTTTAGAAAAGAAATATAATCTTGTAATAAAGGATCGTCTTCATTAAGAAAAAACAAAATTTCTATTTCTTGACTTGCAAATTTCTTAGCAGAATCATACATCCTCTTAGCTAACTGAGGTCTGCTTCTACTCGGCGTTAAAATACTAATCATAAAGGTTTTCTTAGTAGGCCTACTTGGTCGCACCATTTACCGGATAAGTCATGCCACGAATCAACAAGTTCTAATTTGGCCCATTTAGCAAGAGCAGAATATGAATCAGGATAAAACCGCCAACAATCAACAGGATATCTATGTACAGGTCCAGCGGATGGAGTAATAGCACACACATAACCTCCTGGCCTTAATAATCTTGCCATATCTTGAATAGTTAACCAGAAAAATTCACAATGTTCAAACATTTGTCCTGTAATAATAATGTCAACTGTTTGATCATCAAGTTGACATCTATATGGATCTGACATAACTAGATCTACACCCTCACCTGCTTCTATATCAACACTAACATATGTTAAGTTGGGTATGTCTTTTAATAAAGAAAAATAAGAATCATGCCCGTCTATTCGTCGACCGCCATAATCTAAAATTTTTCTAGGTTGGTTAGTAAATTCTTTTGTTAGAATCGTATCTAACATTTTTTTCATATTATTAAGACTAGATTGATGCATGATTAAAATATTCATTAAAAGTAATTAAAGGAAGTTTTAGATAATTCTGTTCGTAAAACTCCCAAGTTTCGTTTTTCCCAACAACTAAAGAAGAATTTTGCGGAGATTTAGTTATGATTCCGCAACCAAAGTCAAATTTAAAAATATTAAATTTAATATCAGACCTTTCCATTAAATCAAATCCTAATCGCCAAACATCACCTAACCAATATCGTTCAGTTGGTCTATGTGTTGCTTGAGAAGGTGTTGTAGGCAACATATCATGGATGACAATGGTTCCATTGTCATTTAATCTATCTAGAGCATTTAAAACATCTTTTGAAACTTGCTGATATTCGTGAAGACCATCAATAAAAATTAAATCCCACTTTCTAAAATCGTTATTAAAAAACTCATCGCTAGTCATCCTAAGAGTTCCTCCTCTATTAGGATCAACCCCCTCTTTATTTTCAAGATGAATTTTATTAAAAACTTGATTTTTATCACATCCTATTTCTAAATAACTTGAATAAGAATTTTTTTGAATTAAATGTAACAGCAATTCTACTCTAGTTTTAGATTCCCAATCTATATTAATCATTATTATAAGTTTCCCAAAATTTTGTTCTAGTAAGACTTTGCTTACCGTCTTTTTTAATTAGTGCTATTCCCATGATGTGATTATGAATTTGTATTGTTACATGATGTTGATTGATAGCATTATCTGCCGGCAAATATGTATTCGTATATGTATGCACAAGCTTTCTAGCAGCAGCTGGTTTAATAGCATATCCGCAACATCCTGGCATAGATGCTAAACTATATTCACATGCCTGGGGAACACCGGTTGGGTCATGTAAGTAAGGTAAAAATCTTTCACTTTTTGTAGGATGACCTAATGCCACTACAAGAACATCTTTAAAATCAACAGGAATATACGGTCTTGTTAATACTATATCATCTTCAAATATCAATATAGGTTCATTTAATTTTATACATTCCCACCAAAGTCTAAAATGACTGTAAAAACATCCCATCACGCCCGGAACTGCTATTTTTCTATCTTCTTTTTCTGAATCTTCCACTACTGTGGGTCTAGGGTTAGGACCTTTAATTCCAAATGGGTGTACCTTCCTATTTTCTTTACTCATCATTTCTACTGCATCAGTGCCGTAGGTACCTTCAAACAGTTCTGCCGGCATTTTAAATTCATCTAATTGTTTTTTGAGATTATTTGCAGTAGTAAGAGAAGATTCAATCTTACTAAGACAAATTATAAAACTTTTCATCGCCAATATACCTCATTTCTACTTACTACTAGGTCATCTTTTAAACTTTTACCGTATTCTTTACGTTTTCCTTTAAGATGATCAAGATATGCTCCCCATGCACTATTAATTAACGGATGACCTTCTCCTTTTATAATACCTTTTGCCCAATTTATTTCAACAAGAGGTTGTAAATTTCTCACAGCATCAAAAACAAAACTATCATGCCACTCGTCCAAGGTAAAAATTCCATTTTCTGCATCATCGTAGTACTTTTGAAAATTTCTTAAGAACTTTTTAGTACGTTCGCTGGTCAAGTTCATGGAGTATAATCCGCACTCACTAAATTTTCCTTCTCTACCAAGGAAGCCTAGGTCAATTGAATGTGGAATCAAGGAATTAATCATAGTTTCTGCAATGGGAGTATGACATACCATATCTGCATCCATCCAGATTAAAATTTCAGCATCACAATTTTCGGCACAATGAAAAATACTATATACTTTATGAGCAAATCTTACTGCGTCCCACTTAAATCCCTTACCGGCGTCTCGTCTTCGGCTTCGTATTGGATCTTTTGAAACATCACCGTTTGCTTTTGGCACATTTTTCCATTTATTTTTAAAATTCACCAATGGCAGACTGGATAGGTGTAGGTCTCTAATTACTAAATTTGGTGCAGTTTCAACAATTTCACAATCCTCAGTATACACATAAAGAGTTACAGATTGTGGCCAGGATTGAAGATACGTTTTTATAAATTTTTGAGCATATTGCTCGTATCCTTTGGCGTGAAAAGTTGTTACAACCGCATATTTTGGCATGGAATCCCCATTAAATACTATTATAATATTTAGTTTATGGCGACTATCTCAATTTTTAATCAATACGGTGCATTGAACTCAAAGTCAGTGTTTGAAGCCTTTGCTATTGGTGCAAAAAAACTAGGTCATACTGTGACATACCACGATTTTTCAGCAGATTACTATGTGATATGGTCAGTGTTATGGCACGGTAGGATGCGTTCTAATTTAGAAGTTTGGAATCAGGCAAAAAAAATAGGAAAAAAAATTATTGTTTTAGAAGTGGGATGTATTGATCGAGGCCGAACATGGAGAGTAGGTCTCGATCATGTGAATAATTTAGGATTTTTTGGTGACTCTCAGGATCTTATACCTAATAGATCAAAACAACTAGGGATAAAATTATTGGCATGGACCATGAATGGAAAATATATTTTAATTTGTGGTCAACATACTAAAAGTGAACAATGGAAAAAATTTCCCAACCCTGAAATTTGGTTAAGAAACACTATTTCAGAGGTCAAACAATATACAGATATGCCTATTGTAGTGAGACCTCATCCCCGTGACTGGCATTGGGCTGCAAATTTTTCTTACAAAGATGTAAAAATAAATTTGCCTAAGAAAATATCAGGTACCTATGATGACTTTAATTTTGATCAGGATCTAAAAAACGCATGGGCAGTGATAAACCCCTCATCGAACACTGGAATTTTAAGTATTATCAATGGAGTTCCGGCATTTGTTGATAGTACTAGTCTAGCTGCTCCAGTAGGGAACTTAGATCTTTCAACTGTAGTAAATCCAATAAGACCAAGAAGAGATGAATGGTTAGAAAAGTTTTGTCATACCGAATGGACTACGGAAGAAATAGCTCAAGGCTTACCAATTTTAAGATTAAAGATTTGACTTATTACAAAAAAAGTAATATAATGTTTTTATATGACATCATGCAAATTAATTATCAAAGATGAGGTGAATATCAAGTTAGAAGGGTTGCCAATTGAAGCAAGACGTAAACTGGCAAATACATTTAAGTATGAAGACCCTACTGCAAGATATCGACCTTCATACCGCTTAGGACGTTGGGACGGATCTGTAAGTTTATTTGGTATTGGCGGATCAGGCTATCTTAATCAATTAGAAAAAATAGTCGAAGTATTATCAAACTTTAATATAGATATTAGCGAGGTTGAGGACGAACGACAGCCAGCTAATCTAGCATTCACTAAGGTAACAGAAACATACTGGGCCGATCAAGGAAAAGTCTGGCCAAAGGGACACCCAGATGCAGGTAAACCTATTTTATTACGTGACTATCAAGTTGATGCTATTAACACATTTTTAGAAAATCCACAAAGTTTACAAGAGATTGCAACTGGTGCTGGCAAAACTATTACTACAGCGACTCTTAGTCAATTGTGTGAATCACTTGGTCGAACAATTACTATTGTACCTAATAAAAGTCTTGTAGAACAAACAGAAGAAGACTTTGTTAACGTAGGATTAGACGTAGGTGTATATTACGGAGATCGAAAAGACTTAGGTAAGACTCATACAATATGCACATGGCAAAGTTTAAACATTTTAGATAAAAAAAGTAAAAATCAAGAACACGATTTATTAACATTGGCAGAATTTTTAGACGAAGTCAAGACAGTCATTGTAGACGAAGTACACATGGCAAAAGCTGATGTACTTAAAAAATTATTAACACAGAACCTAAATAATGCGTGTATACGTTGGGGATTAACGGGGACAGTTCCAAAGGAACAATTTGAAAGTGAACAAATTTTTGCCAGCATAGGTCCTGTAGTTGGCGGTATCAAAGCACATGAATTACAAGAAAAGGGAGTGTTAAGCAACTGTCAAGTAAACGTTATTCAACTAATTGATCTTCCAGAATTTGGTAGTTATGCAGACGAAACAAAATACCTAGTTACTGACGAAGATAGAATGCTATACATTAGTAAATTAATCAAGACAATTAGTCTAACTGGTAACACACTAGTTTTAGTTAATCGTATTGATTCTGGAAAATTTTTAGTAAACGAATTAGAAGATTCTGTTTTTATTTCTGGTGAAGTAAAAACAAAAGATAGAAAAGAAGAATATGATGAAATTAAAACAAGTGATAACAAGATTATTGTGGCGACTTACGGTGTGGCCGCTGTGGGTATTAATATCCCTAGGATTTTTAATCTGGTTCTTTTGGAGCCCGGAAAAAGCTTTGTTAGGGTTATACAAAGTATTGGACGAGGAATTCGGAAAGCAGCAGACAAGGACTTCGTCGAAATATGGGATATCACAAGCACCTGCAAATACGCAAAGAAACACCTTACAGAGAGAAAAAAGTTTTATAAAGAAGCTAAGTATCCGTTCAAGGTTGAGAAAATAGATTGGAAATAAAATGCAAATACTAACAATTAATGATGAAGCTTACGACCTTAACAATCTTCCGGATGAAGTAGATGACAATATGAGATTCGCTGTTTTAGATAACAGTAATCCCTCAGATCCAGATTTCTTTTTTATACCTTTAATTTTTTTAGAAAGTTTTAATAGTCCAGCAATGGTATTAAAAATTAACAATAAAGAAATTGCTATGCCTATAGATTGGTCAATAGTAGTAGGAGATAGTCAAAGCGGATGTGACTTAGAAGTATTACCACTTACTAGTCTTAATGATCGAGGATTTGAGGCATTCTGCTTCAATCCGTTAAGTAGTTTTAAAATGGATTTTTATAAAATAGAAATTGTAAATTTTTATAATGATGTAAAATGGTATTTTCCTAAGATGAAATCTGGACAACTACTAGCTACGCCAATAGATGGTGGTAAGGGACCACAATGTGTCTACTTTGTGAAAGAAATTAGTAGACAAAGTGAATTAATTCAACTTGATAAAATATTATGACTAAAATTTATGAAAGTCCAGATGGCGGTAAAACTGTCTATCAAAGAAATTTTGGAAACTTAAAAAGAGATCAAATTAAAAGTGACGGCGAAATTGATTTGCAGGACCATATATTATGGAATGAAATTAGATACGCTGCGAAGACCAATCCTACTTTACAAAGAGCCTGTGATCGTGTTAAACTTATGTACAGACTTACAGTGGATGATCCAAAATGAGTGAAAAAATTGAGTTGAAAGAAAAATTAGCAGCAGTTGATCTTTATGCTACAGATCTTTGGGATAGCTTAACTGACGAACAGAAAAAATCTCTTAAGGGCGAGTTTTTTCTTTTGAATAGATATGTTAGTAATGTAAAATCAAATAATCGAAATCATCAAGAACATTTCGTACTAACTGTTAATGAATATTTTAATAAGCATTGGAATACCTTACAAAAACATCCTAAACTCTTATGGAGACTGTTATGTATGTGCAGTCTAAAAGACAGTAAAGTTCATTATCATGAATGGATCGGAAATAAAAAGAAAACTGGAAGTAATAAGAAAATTAAATTTTTAGAAAAACTATATCCTAGTAAAAAACAAGATGAACTTGAATTATTATCGCAATTAATGTCCGATTCAGATTGCAAAAAACTTGCAGAACAACACGGATACGAAGATTCTGTAATTAAGCAACTGTTTAAATAATATGTTCGAAGAATTAATCAACATGTATACTTGCCAGTATTGTAATCATAAATTTACTAAAGAAAAGACCCTGGCCGTACATGTATGTGAACAAAAGAGACGTCATCTTGCAGTAGCCGAAAAACATGTACAGATGGGATATTTGACCTTTGTAAGGTTTTATCAAATAACACAAAAAAAATCAGGAAATAAAACATACGACGAGTTTGCACGTAGTCCCTACTATAATGCGTTTATAAAATTTGGTAGTTTTGTAAGTAATGTAAATCCACTGTACCCTGAAAAATTCATAGACTATGTAATAACTAGCGGCGTTAAACTAGATCACTGGTGCAGAGACGAATTATACGAACAATATGTAGTAAATCTTATAAAAACAGAGTCTGTTGAGACTGCTTTGGAAAGATCTATTAAATACATGACAGCCTGGGCTAACGAAAACAGCTCAGTTTGGAATCATTATTTTAACTACGTGAATATCAATAAGGCTATGTTTGATTTGAAAGACGGAAAGATTAGCCCCTGGCTAATATTACAATCTAAAAGCGGTAGAGATATGCTGGCAAAATTTAATGATGAGCAACTAACTTATGTCAACGCAATTATTAACCCGGAGTTTTGGGTTAATAAATTCAAAAGAAATTCAAGCGATGTTCAATTCGTAAAAACACTTATCGAGGAGTCCCAACTATGAGCGAAATAGCAGTTACTAAAACAGTACCATTGAAAGTTGAAGTGTTGTTGTCTGAAGAGGATAACTCGGTCTATGTAAGATTTGAAGGGTTTGAAGATGGAGAAGATGCTGAAGATTATGCAGCATTTTTAACAGATACTCTCCCATTAATGTTATTTGAGTCTGAAATAATTCACTAATGCCAGATATTGACATTGACTTTGCAGATAGAGATCTTGCTCTTTCTTATTTTGAACATATTGCATCTTCAATAAAAGAAAAAGATCATACTTTAAAAAAGCATAACACCGGTATATATTGTACTTCTATTCCGTACAATCCTGTAACGAGAATATCTACGATTGAGTATAAAGAAGCTGAAGATCGAGGATATTTTAAAATTGATTTTTTAAATGTTGGTATCTATAAAGATATTAAAAATGAAGAGCATCTTAATAAATTGATGGAAACTGAGCCTGTATGGGAACTCCTAGAACAGGACGATTTTACAGATTTATTGTTTCATGTAAACGGTCACGGAGATATTCTAAGAGCAATGAAACCTAGCTCAATAGAACAATTGGCCGCAGTGTTAGCAATCATTAGACCGGCTAAGAGATATCTTATTGGAAAAGATTGGAATACTGTTATGAGTGAAGTTTGGATAAAACCGTCAACTAACGATTATTATTTTAAAAAGAGTCATGCAATATCTTATGCAATGGCAGTTGTAGTACATATGAATTTAATCTGTGAAAGCATTTATAATAACCCTCAAGAATAATTCTAATGCCTTAAGACAATTAGATAATTGTCAACGTACTGCAAAGCAGTGGGCATGGGATGTTGAAGTATTTTGGGCAATCGACGGCAAATTCTTATCGCCTAGTGATTTCCAAAAAGAAAATTTATCATTAAATCCAAATACAAAAATTTATCGCCGACCAGGTGCCCAAGGATGTTTTATGAGTCATTGGGAATTATGGAAACATTGTGTTAAAATAAATCAACCTATAATAATTTTAGAATCTGATGCACACATTATAGGAAAACTACCTAGTATTGATTTTTCTGAGGGGTTAGTAAAACTTCACGAAGATAAAGATACAAAATACAGCGATGTAACTGGAAAATGGAGTAAAGGAGCTCATGCTTACGCACTTACTCCGGATCATGCAAACTTATTAATTTCTGGTACACGGGCTACAGAAGTTAAGCCTGCAGACAAGGCTATTGGTTCTAACTTTGTTAGCTGGAGATACTTAAATACCCCTATTGTGACACTAAAAAAACTTGGCGCAAGTACGACTTCTAAAGTAAAATAATTACTTTTTTCGAACAAGCTGAACACTTTTTCTTTTTATTCTTTTAAATGATAAGTTTAAAAGATTAACTACTGGGCCTAACACCACACGTACATCTTTGCTGTTAAACGTTTTAATGGCATGTTTAAACGGATCCATTTCTTCTTTTAAAAAGATGTTTATAGGAATCTGTCTATTACTTTCCCACCACCAAATTTCGCCCATTTCTAAAAAACTAGTTCGCTCCGCAGGGTCGACGATCATCCCCAGATCGTAAAAGCTTGTTACGTACTGATCTTGGTTAATAATGATACCAATATACTCGTTTTCCCCGTAGTTTAGGACACTAATAAAAGGTAAATTTTTCTCTATGTTTTCTCTTAATTTTACCATAAATACATCATGCAGAAAATTTCAACATATTTATATCCAAATAGGATCGATATAATTTCTTCTAACGAAGAACCTTTACCTGTGGAGTGGCGCATCGTGTATCAAAGAAATATCAAAATTTATAAAGGCGTACATAATAAGTTAACATTAGACGTTAAAAACGCTGATCAAAAGCGCATAGATATTGCGGATAGAGATATCAAATTTGTACTATTAGATCTACTAGGACAGGAGATTTACAGTACTAATATTGTACCTTCGCCTTCAAAAGGACTAGCAACAGTAACTATACCAGATACAGAGCTAGAACACATAACTCCACAATTTTTAAAATTTTCAATTTACGAATTAATAGACAACGAAAAGTACTTGCTATACGGGGATACTCAATTTGATGCATCTGGGCACGTAGAATTGTATGATACTGTGCTAATCAAAACCATAGCTCCAAAAATTATAGATAAGTTTTTAGATATCCAAGATGCTGATTATACTGTACAACGAAAAACTTTTACTAGCGAAGCTGTAGAAGCTAGTTCTGGCAACAATGTTGTTACAGAGATTGAAATACGATTAGATTTTGATTTTTTAAGTCTCAGCGCCGATGTCACAGTACAGTTTACTGAGGACGCAATAGTTAATCACTCCACCATCTGGAGAGATGTAGAAACCTTTCCCGTTGATGTAAGTACAGTTGGTTTATCAAAAATCTACAGCGGTTCTGATTATTCAAACAATGTTAATTGGGTAAGAGTTAAGTATCTTCGAGACACAAATAACACCGGATCAATTGACAAGGTAGTTGTAAGAGTGTAAACTCTACACTATGAGTCTAATTATTGAGACCGTAAAAACACATTTACCGGTAAAGAAAAAATCTACACCTAGTGGTTGGACTAGTTTCAACGCAGTCTGTTGTCACCATAATGGCAACAGTGCAGACACACGGCAACGCGGCGGAATCAATGTTGGTGAAGGAGTTAGCTACCATTGTTTTAATTGCGGATTTAAAGCTAGCTGGGTTCCGGGAAGAACCCTATCAGTAAAGTTCAAAAAATTTCTTAAATGGTTAAATGCCCCAGACGATCTCATTACCAAATGTGTATTCGAAGCTTTAAGATTAAAAGAACAAGGTCCAGAGGCAGAAACTAGATCTTTAATTCCTACGTTTTATGATGTAGCACTACCTAAAAATGCTAGACCAATTTCTTCTTATTTAGAAGAAAGCCAAATACCAGATAAGTTAGTAGCTGTAATAGAGTACTTACAGTCAAGACATCTATATCTAGAAGATTACAATTTTCATTGGTGTGATGAATCGGGATTTGACGAACGTCTAATAATTCCATATTACCTTCAAGGAAGAATAGTAGGGTGGACTGGCCGCAAAATAAAAGAAGGTAAACCTAAATATCTATCAGAACAACAACCTGGATTTGTTTTTAATTTAGATCAACAAACAGCCAATAGAAAGTGTGTAATAGTTTTAGAAGGACCAATGGATGCTATTAGTATTGGAGGAGTTGCTATTACTGGTAGTGAGGTTAATAAGACACAGAGACTGTTGATTAATCAATTACAAAAACAAGTTATTGTAGTTCCAGATAGAGATACGTCCGGAAAAAAATTAATTGAACAAGCTGTAGATTTTGGTTGGTCAGTGAGTATGCCAGAGTGGGCCGAAGGTATCAAAGACGTTAACGATGCGATTCGGCATTACGGAAGGATATATACACTTTGGAGCATTATTAAATCTACAGAATCAATGCCTCTGAAAATACAATTAAAGTTAAAATCTTGGTTAAGGACTGAACAATGAAAAAAATATTATATCTATTATTAACTCCATATCATATGTGGAAAGAACACAGACGAATAAAAAATCGTATGAAAGAGATTAAAGCAAGGGATCCGTTCATTTACAAATGATTAAAAGTCCTTGTACTAGAGTTTGTCGTATTGACTCAAAAACTCAATACTGTGAAGGTTGTAAAAGAACTTTGAAAGAAATCTCGTCGTGGACTCAATATAGCGATGACAAAAAAAAGTTAATTTTGAAGGAAATAGAAAAAAGATGATTACTTGGGGTATCTCTGCAAATAGCCACGACGCTGCATTAGCAGTATTTGATAATAATGAATTAAAATTTGCTAGTCATAGCGAAAGATTTAGTCGTGTAAAAAATGATCCGCATCTATGCGATAGACTAGTAATCCATGCTGAAGCAACTTACGGCGAGCCTGATCGTATAGTTTGGTATGAAAAACCCCTATCAAAAACAATCAGACAGTTGTATGCAGGGCAAGGATTTAAAAATAATAATATTAAAAAATACTTAAAAAACTATAAAATTGATGCTCCTATAAGATATAAAAAACATCATGAAAGTCATGCTGCTGCTGGGTATTACACTAGTAATTTTGATTCCGCCACTGTGTTAGTGATTGATGCAATAGGCGAATGGGAATGTTTGACTGTATGGAAGGGGCAAGGTAAAAATCTTTCAAAAGTTTATAGTCAACGATATCCTCATAGTATCGGACTTTGGTATTCAGCTATGACGCAACGATTGGGACTAAAGCCAAACGAAGACGAATATATTTTAATGGGCATGGCTGCATGGGGTAATCCTAACAGGTACTTTGATCGAATTAATAATGATTTTTTCTATGTCGATAACTCCGGATGGCCAAGGTTAAAAAGAAATCTTCATCGAGGATGTCTTGATTGGCTACCGGACACAAGTATAGATCATTATTTTGATATAGCAGCCGGAGTTCAATCAGTATACGAATATCATCTAAAAAGAATTCTAAAACAAGTTCGGAATATAGCACCAAATGAAAATATAGTATTCATGGGAGGTTGTGCATTAAATTGTTCAGCCAATCATCTGCTTAAAGACTTTTACAAAAATGTTTGGATTATGCCGAATCCGGGCGATGCAGGTAGTGCAATTGGTGCAGTTTTAGCTGATAAGAAAATACATATTGACTGGCCAGGGGCATTCCTTGGGTTTAATATTGAACCAAGGGCAACTAACGATCAAATAGTAGATTATTTGATTAAAAACAAACTCTGCGGCGTTGCTAGAGGTCGGGCTGAATTTGGTCCTAGAGCGTTAGGTAACAGAAGTTTAATAGCAGATCCAAGAGACAAACAAACAAAGGAATTAGTCAACGACATTAAACAACGACAGCACTTTAGACCGTTTGCCCCAATGGTGTTGGAAGAACATGCTGCCGAATATTTTGACATGCCAGTTCAATCTAGTCCATACATGCAATTTACTGCTAAATGTAAATTTCCAGATAAGTTTCCAGCTATTATACACAAAGATGGCACTAGTAGAGTTCAAACAGTAGGTTCTGAAGCTCCGTTAGCTAGAGCTTTATTAGAAACTTGGTATAAAAAAACTGGATGTCCTATTTTGTTAAACACTAGTCTTAATATTAAAGGCGAACCAATAGTAAACGATATAGTAGACGGAATGGATTTTGAAAAGAAATATAAAGTAAAAGTGTTTAATTAAAATATATAAAATATGACAAGACAAAATTCAGATTACGGTTTTGATGTACAAAGATTGTACATTGAAATGATGTTACAAGATGCAGAAACTTTTGTAAGATGCCAGGGTATATGGAATCCAGATCTTTTTGATAAGAAACTTCAAACATCTGCAAAGTTTATCAACGACTATGTTGAAGAACATAGAGTCATGCCAACTGTGAGCATTGTAAATGCTGCTACGTCACAGGTGTTCGGGGAACACGCTAACCTAAAAGCTGAACATTATGATTGGCTAATGAATGATTTTGAAACTTTTGTAAGACACAAGAGTTTAGAAAAAGCCATACTTGAATCTGCAGACATGTTAGAAAAAGGCGAGTACGGGCCAGTTGAGGACATGATTAAAAAAGCTGTACAGATTGGTCTTACTAAAGACATGGGTACTAATTATTTTGCAGACCCTAGGTCTAGATTAATGAAAATTAAAGACAAAAACGGTCAGGTCAGTACAGGATGGAAAAGTGTTGATGATAAACTGTTTGGAGGTATGAACAGAGGGGAACTAAACATTTTTGCAGCAGCCAGCGGAGGTGGAAAGAGTTTGTTCTTAGCAAACTTAGGATGCAACTGGGCGTTAGCCGGATTAAATGTGCTATATCTTACATTAGAACTTAGCGAAGAACTAGTTTCTATGCGTATTGATTCTATGTTGACTGATGTTCCAACGAGAGAAATTTTTAAACAAATTGACGATGTTGAAATGAAAGTCAAAGTCATAGGTAAAAAGTCCGGTGCGTTACAAGTCAAATATATTCCTTCAGGAAAAAATGTCAACGACATACGGTCTTATGTTAAAGAATTTGAAATTAAAACTGACAAGAAACTAGATGTAGTTTTAGTAGATTATCTCGATTTGTTAATGCCAATCAGTAAAAGAATTAGTGCAGAAAATCTTTTTATCAAAGACAAATATGTTTCTGAGGAACTAAGGAACTTTGCTGTAGAAAGAAATATAGTATTAGTAACTGCCGCACAGTTGAATCGTGGCGCAGTTGAAGAAGTAGAGTTTGATCACAGTCATATTTCAGGCGGACTGAGTAAGATTCAAACAGCGGATAATGTATTCGGTATTTTTACTAGTCGTGCTATGCGTGAGCGTGGTCGATACCAAATACAACTAATGAAGACTCGTAGCAGTAGTGGTGTAGGACAAAAAATAGACTTAGAGTTTGATGTTAATTGTCTAAGAATTAGAGATTTAGATGATGTCGAAGAATCTCAATCAACGTCTACTGGTCGCAGTATTATTGATCAAATTAAAAATAGAACCAGTACATTAACTGATGATCCTCAGTCCGGTGCGCCTATTCCTAGACCTAAAGCAACAACTGACAGCACCAAGGTTAGGCAATTATTGAATAATCTAAATACTGAATTATGATTGTTCAAAATCTTTTTAATCTGCAAGGAAAGACTGCAATAGTCACTGGAGGCAGTAGAGGACTAGGAATGCAAATTGTTGAAGCACTTGCAGAACAAGGTGCATTGGTTATAGTTATTGCTAAAACTCAAAATACTCTAGACACTGCTAAAGAATATTTTTTAAATAAAAATCTTAATGTAGTTACTGTCTGCCAAGATCTGTTTGAAGAAGGGTTCGCTAATAAATTATTAGAAAAATTTAACAGTATAGGTATCGAAAAAATTGATATACTAGTTAATAATGCAGCAGTTAGTTATCAAGCACCTATAGAAGAAACACCAATTGATTATTTAGATTATGTAATGTCGATAAATCTAAGATCTGTATTTTTATTAACACAATTAATTGGTGTGAAATATATGATTCCTCAAAACTACGGAAAAATAATTAATATTAGCAGTATTACTGGATTAAGGGGAACTGATTATAAATTACCAATTTTAGGATATAATACCAGTAAAGGTGCATTGAATTCTTTTACTAAATCGTTAGCATGTGAGTGGGGCAGATTTAATATTACTGTAAATGCAATCGCTCCAGGTTTCTTCCTTACTGATATGTCTAAGAACGGAATTGATGAAATGTCAATAGAGAAAGTAATAGACGTCATACCTTTAAATAAGATTGGTGATGATTACGATTTAAAAGGTTCTGTAGTCCTGTTTGCCAGCGAAGCAAGTAAACACATTACCGGTCAAATTTTACCAATAGACGGCGGTGTAAGTGCAAAGTTACCTTAAAAAAATATGAAATACGAATTTTTTGATATAGATAATTTAGAAGCGATTCAGACAGAGACACTGTCACTAATTAATAATATGTTTAGTAACAGCAGATTAACCTCTGAAGAATCTGTGTTAAGTTATTCCATGCTAGAAGAAAATATTCCAAGTCTTTTAGAAATGTTAGAAACACACAGATATAGACTGCACAGATGTTACCTTGTTACACATACGCAAGTAGGTATTAAACATCTTAGAGAGTTTGTCAATCCTGTACAATCTACAAGACTTTTAATACCAATTAAAAACTTCAAAGACTGCGATTTAAAATATTATAATGTTACACAAAAGCAAAAATTATACGGATACGAAAATAAAATGGAAATTTGGAATTTGTGCTCGTATACTGATTCTGAAATAATAGACACAACTCAATTGTCTAAACCAATAAAATATAGAGTAGATATTCCTCATACAATATATATAAACGGATATAGCAAGATACCTGTTAGATTCTTAAACATACTTCATGAATAAACTATGGACCAAAAAATTTTAAACAAAATAGGAAAACTACTAGAACAAACACCAGATCCTCAGGGAATTTTTCGAAGACATGAAATTCCTATTGCAGACTATCTAATGAGTTTTAAAGAGAATCTAACTAAGGAGTTTTTAGCCTATCATACAGATTTTATCGAAGGTGAATTCTCTAAAGGAAGACCTTATTGGAGTCCTGCGGTAGATGTTGATAAAATTAAAACTACCCATGAAAGTTGGAAAGTAACTAGTGTAAAGTATAATTTTGCTCAAGGAAACTTGAAGTACGATATGGAGGAAGAAGTTGCTAAAAATTTTCCTACAGCCGTAAAACTTACACAAGAGTTTGGAGATGATTGCCCTATTAGCACCTACAGTATTCTAGAAGCAAATTCTGTAATTAAACGACATACAGGTATTGAAAATAGGACTGGGGAATTTATTCGCATACATATTCCCTTAATTGTTCCTCCTGGTGAAATATTTTTTGAAGTTAACGGAGAGGAAGTTGATTGGTCAGATATTTTTGCATTTGATAATCAACAAGTACATAGTGCATATAATCAAACTCCTTACAGAAGACTAGTATATCTTATTGACATTCGACGCAGCCAAATTGGGATGCCAGCTGGACAACCTCACAATCCGTTCAAAGAACAATCAGCAAAACCTTTCATACGTAACGGAGTACAATTAACATGATGATAAAAAGTATTAATAGTGGTTCAAAATACATAGCTGTGTCTGGGGGTAATCCGTCGATACCCTACATTAGTGGCGGCCAACTATCTGCAGGGCAGATGCGATACAATCCTAACATGCAAGGCATAGAAGTGTATGATGGCTCAATTTGGCATATGATGAGCAATAATTATGCCTCTGTTGATTTAACATCCGATGCAACCGCTATACTTGACTGGGCAAAAAGAAAGATGCTTGAGGAACAACGAATAGACGAGCTTTGCAAGAAATATCCCGGATTAGAAAAAGCCCGAGTAAATTTTGAACTGTTTAAAAAATTTGTAGAAGTAGAAGAGCAGCAAAAACTGATAAATAACTGAACAGGAGAATGGGAAAATGCCTTCAGGATTTCAACAAGATACTAATCAACTAAGCCCAAACATGTACAGAGTAGTTTGGGTCGCTAATACAGGTACTTACGCTACCGCAGATGGTAACGATAATGGTGCTATTACACCAAAAAGTTACGACGCAATCGAAGATGCCGGCGGAGCATTGCCTACTACGTTAGTAGCAGGTAAACGTCGTGCTAGAGGAAATATGCGTTGGCGCAATGTAATTAATCGTCTAACTGGACTAGCAGATTGCCAAATTTTAGACATTGAGACTGGCGGAGAAACTAACGGTAACGATCAAGCAACCAGTGTAGCATTTACTGTAAGATTTGATCGAGATGCAGGTGTAGTTGCTGCTTGTACTACATTAAACGGATCTGCTACAGGTGCCGATGGTGTTACTACAATTAACACTGTGGCGTTGGCAGTTAAAGATCAATTTGTTAGAGGATTCAGAGATGCAACTTCAGTTAACAGTACCCGAGTGTTCGACGGTGGTCCTGTAACAGAAACTCAAATTGCACTAACAGTAGCAGCACCAGATACAGCAGCAGACATTTGGGCAGATACTACTGTTACTCAAATTGAAGGCACTATGCTAGTAACTATAGACGAAGCTGGCGCTGCTGAATAATAATCTTAACGATAAAAACACAAGCCCGGAGTTTTTCCGGGCTTTTTTATTCTTATTAAATACGACTATGAAAATATCAATAACTGGTCATTGTGCAGGATTAGGTCAAGCACTTTATAAAAAATTAAAAGAGAAGCATCAGATAACAGGATGGGATATTCTTGATGGTTGGGATATAAATCAAGAGTCAACTAGAGATACAATAATTAACGATCTCGATAATCAAGATATGTTTATAAATTGTGCTCACTCTTTTAGAAGTCAGACACAGTTACTTCAACGAGCTATTGAAAAGTGGGACGGGCAAAACAAAGTCATTGTAAATATCAGCAGCACAATGAGTATAATAGATGTTAGTCTAGTTTATAATAATATGCCAGATGATAGCTTGTATTACTTTATAGACAAACAGATGCAAAATAGAATTCACAGTATGAGGTTTGGATTAAGCAAGCCAAGAATACAGAATGTGCTTATAGATTGGTTTGATTCTAGCTACGCACGAAGTAAGGGTGTAACTAGTACTTCTCTTACGCCTGATGATGTTGCAGAACAAATTATTTCTGCTATGCCACAACTTAATCAATCGGCCTATTTAGGAATTATTTTAATTGCAGATGCAGGCGGTACAAATCATGACTGAGTATTTTTACGCTTTTCTATTTGTTTTAGTAATAGGACAAATATCTATGATCACTGTTAGTGTTTTTTTACATAGAACACTGGCACATAAAATGGTAAAGTTGAATCCGGTCGTACAACATTTTTTTAGATTCTGGCTTTGGTTTACTACAGGACTTGATCCCCATGTTTGGGTAGTAATTCATCGAAGACATCATGTAACTTCTGATCAACCAGAAGATCCGCATAGTCCTCATAATGAAGGAGCATGGAATATGATTTTGAATGGACCGTGGCCTTTACTTTTCAAATACATGGATCACAACCCTAGCATCTTTTTTAAACACGGCGGCGGTGTCCCTTTAAACTGGATGGAAGTTCATGTTTATAAAAAATTTCCTAAATTAGGACTGTTGTCATTGCTAGCAATCGATGTAGCATTGTTTGGATCACTAGGTCCTTGGGTTTGGGTAGGACATATAATTTACGGGCATATCAGCGAAGTTGGATTCTTATTTCTAGCACATTGGTGGGGATATCGACACTATAACACCGGAGATAAGAGTCATAACATAGTGCCCTGGGGAATCATTTTAGCAGGCGAAGAGCTGCATAATAACCATCATTTAAAAGCAACTAGCCCTAAATTTAGCCACAAATGGTATGAATTTGACTTAGGCTGGACTATAATTAAAACATTATGCTTTTTAAAATTAGCTGAGTTACGTTATCAGCCGGATACGTAAAAATAAGCTTAAATACAAGTAAAGGAGATACTATGACTCACGAACAAGTTGCTATTCAGGAAATGTATAAACTAAATTTTACAGCAGAGCAAATTGCAGCAACATTGCAGTTACCTGTTGAAAAAATTCAAGAAGAACTAGACAAGCAGTAATAATCTAACTCTAGGAGCGAAAACTAGGAGCGAACAATGACATTATCCTTTCCTGCTGACCATGTAACATAAGGATCCAAGTCGGTGGATCCATTAACTCTCTTTGCTCTAGCCAACGGAGCAGTATCTGCTGTTAAAGCTGGCTGCGAGTTATACAAAGAAATTAAAAGTGTTTCTGGGGATGTTAAAGACATCCTCAAAGATCTTGACGACCAATTCCATAATGCATTTGCCGCTAAAGGTAAAACTCCATCAGCTGAAACTAAAAAACAGTTCCTTGAGAAAAAAGCAAGGATTAAAGAATTAAACAAAAAAGATCACGAAGACATATATTTTGAAATAGGCAAACAGCTTGGTGCATTCTTTGACAATCAAGCAAAATGCATAGCAGTCTTTGAAGAAGAAGAAAGAAGATCTTATCAAGTATACACTGGAACCGAATCAGTAGGGCATCGTGCTTTACAAAGAGTTCTAATGAAAAAGAAACTTGAACGGATGGAAGTTGAGCTGCGTGAACTTATGGTTTATCAAAGTCCGCCTGAACTTGGCGATCTGTACACAGAGGTACTTAAAACTTCTAAACTATTAAATGCAAGACAGGCAGAAGCATTAAAAATACAAATTAAACAAAACTACATAGACGAACAAAAACACAAACAGTTTATGAACAAAGTCATAATATGGTTATGGTGTTTAGGATTTATATTTTTTAGTTGCATTGTGACTTTTATAATATTAGCGTGGGTAGTTGAGGATCGAATAGAAAAATATCCACACTTGGGACGAGAATGGTTCCCTAAAGGAGAACAGACTCGTAGAGATGAAGCTGCACCTAAACATTATGTAGGTAGGTAATGGATCCACTAACCCTCTTTGCCCTGGCCAACGGAGCGGTCAAACTTGTAAAGGAAGGCTGCAAGCTTTACAAGGACATTCAAGGCGCGGCGGGAGACATTAAAGATATTCTCAAAGATCTTGACGATCAATTTCATACCAAGTTTCAAGATCGTGCTCCAACACTTGCTGAAAAAAATCAGTACGTCACTGAGCGTAACCGTGTTATTGAACTTAATAAAAAGTCTGGTGACACTACTAATATCTACACAGAAATAGGACAACAGTTAGGTGCTTATTTTGACAATTACTATAAATGCCTAGCAGTATTTGAAGAAGAAGAACGTCGCAGCCGCACCGAAGTCTATCACGGTGAAGACAGTCTAGGCAAACGTGCCCTACAGCGTGTGTTACTGAAAAAACAGCTTCAGCACATGAGCGAAGAATTACGTGAGATCATGGTATACCAAAGTCCACCAGAACTAGGCGCACTATGGGGCGACGTAGAAGACATGATGAAGACTGTAGGTAAAGAACAGTCAGCGGTAATTGCTATAGAAATGCAGCAGACTAGAGAACGTGCAATAAGAAAAGCACGTCGTAGGAAAATAAT